GAACCTCTAAAGAGAAAAGCATGTTGCGTCCCTGGCAAGATGCTCTACAATGTTCGACAGACCAAGACGGATGTGAAAGCGCACTGCAACCCTGAAGCAAAACATTTTTTCATGTTTGAAAATGATCTTAAGGGCAAAGAACTTCCATTCAGTTACAGGGACTTCTTTGAAGAAGATGACAAGCATCTGTATGATTACATTAAAAGCTTCTCTTAATTATGAAATCTTTGAAAACTCCTCTTCGTTATCCTGGCGGTAAGTCCCGCGCATGTACACGTATGGCACCATACTTTCCCGATCTTCGGGAGTATGATGAATTTCGTGAACCATTTCTTGGTGGTGGTAGTGTTGCTATCTACATGACTAAGAAGTATCCCCATCTTAAGATCTGGGTCAATGATCTTTATGAACCTCTTTATAACTTCTGGGTTCAACTTCGTGATCGTGGTGCAGACATGAAGTATAAACTCCAAGAACTTAAGTCAAGGTATCCAGATCAAGGATCTGCTAGAGGACTTTTCTTGGAGTCAAAGGACTATCTCAATAAAGAAGATGGTGATCCTTTCTGGAAAGCAGTTAGTTTCTATGTTGTTAATAAGTGTAGTTTCTCTGGTTTGAGTGAAAGTTCTTCATTTTCAAAGCAGGCATCTGATAGTAATTTTTCGATGCGTGGTATTGAAAAACTTCCAGAGTATTCAATGATTATCAAAGATTGGCATATTACTAATGTGCATTACGACAATCTTCTTGATGAAAATTCTGAGCGTAGGGCATTCCTTTACTTAGATCCTCCATACGATATCAAAGATAATCTGTATGGGAAGAAAGGGAACATGCATAAAAGATTTGATCACGATACTTTTGCATTGGATTGTGATGGATGCTCTTTGGATTCTATGATCAGTTACAACTCTGATCAATTGGTCAAAAATAGATTCACTCGATGGAAAGCAGCAGAGTTTGATCTTACATACACCATGAGATCAGTTGGAGAATATATGCGTGATCAAAAAGAACGCAAGGAACTTGTTCTCATGAACTATGACCAAGGTAGGCAAGTTGTTTAACTATGAGACGATTCTGGCGATTATGGTCTAAGGCACTTGGTCAGAAAGAAGGACGTACAGATAGAGAAGCAAATGTAGTTTCTCTAATAAGAACATTCATGTTCCTTAGTTATTTTGTCACAAACTGTTTTATTATTTCTGGAGTGATTAGACATTGGAACTAAAAGATTGGTTGAATTCTATTAATCAAACAAAGAAACATCTGATTGATGAAGATCCTTCTGTAGAGAAGGAATATCCTCCTTACATTATCAATAGATGTTTTTCTGGGCATCTTGATACAATCATGTATGCCAATGAAATAAATCAGTATCACTTTTTAGATAAAAAGTTGCAATATGATTTTCTTATAAATATTGTGAGGAAAAAGAAGAGATTTTCTCCCTGGATCCGACAAGATAAGATCAAAGATCTTGATTATGTCAAACGATACTATGGTTATAGTAATGAGAAGGCAAAACAAGCTTTGAAAATTCTTACAGAAGAACAACTTAACTTTATTAAATCGAAATTTGATACTGGAGGAAGAAGATGAGTGTCGTTCAAGAACCAGAGGTTAAATGGTCCCCTGAACAGATGGTAGAAGTGGTTCTAAATGAACCTGATGATTTTTTGAAAGTTCGTGAAACATTGACTCGTATCGGTGTTGCATCTAGGAAAGAAAAGAAAATCTATCAGTCCTGTCATATTTTGCATAAGCAGGGTAGATATTACTTAGTTCATTTCAAAGAACTATTTGCGTTAGATGGAAAGTACGCAAATCTCACAGTTAATGACGTTCAACGTCGCAATCGTATTGCTCAATTACTTGCTGATTGGGGTCTAATTGGCATTGTTAATGTTGAGAAGATCGTTGATATTGCACCACTAAACCAAATCAAAGTCCTAGCATACAAGGATAAGTCGGACTGGATCCTAGAAACCAAGTACAATATTGGTTCTAAAAAGAAGAAGGTAGAGACCGAAGAAACTGAAGCATGAATTAAGAGGGGTTGCCGTCCCTCTTTTTTTGTGATAAAATTGGATTGTTAGCATGATATCATGGCACGCGATCTAACGAATATCCCACCAGGTCAGACACGTTGCAGTGTCTGCGATGTGATGAAGGAGAACACTGAGTTCACGTTCTACAAGAATCGTCATACTGATAACGGTTATCGTTTGATGACTAATACGAATTGTGTTTCCTGTCAAAAGGAAAAGAGTAAAGAAAGAAACGCAATCCGAAAAAAATTTAAAAATATTAAACCTCCCTTCTTCGGTGAGGTATGTGATTGCTGCAAAAAACCAGTGTATCGAAACTGGCAATTGGATCACTGCCATGAAACTGGAGAGTTTCGTGGATGGTTGTGTAAGCAGTGTAACACGGGTCTAGGTAACCTTGGAGACAACCTAGAGTCCCTTACCCTTGCTGTAGAATACCTGGAGAGAGCTAAGAAGAATGAAAATCCCGGTCAACTCAATAATCTGTCAAGACAACGTATCCTTCTTGAAAACGCTTCCTGATGAATGTGTTGATATGGTGGTCACATCCCCTCCATACGACAATCTAAGGGACTACAACGGGTATGACCTGGATCTTCATGGTCTTGGGGTAGAACTCCTCAGAGTCCTCAAAGACGGTGGTATTTGCGTCATGGTGATCCAGGATGCTACTAAGGACGGAGCAAAGACCCTAACGTCCTTCAGGACCATCGTTGACTGGTGCGACAACATCGGATTCCGTCTCTTCGAATGCAACATCTACAACAGGCAAGGAACTGAAGGTGCCTGGTGGAAGAAGAGGTTCAGGGTTGATCATGAGTACATGCCAATCTTCATAAAAGGTAAAAGACCTCAATACTTTGATAAAGAGAACATAAAGATTCCTTCCAAACATGCCAATAAGGTAATGACTGGTGCAAACATCAGAACAAAAAATGGAAAAACTGGTTCTAGAAAAGTAAAGATTAATCCTACCAAATGTCCTGGAACTGTTATGGCATTTGGAAATACTTGTGGTGGTGAAAGTAAATTAAAAAGTCAACACCCTGCAGTATTCCCAAATATGCTTGCATATGACATGATTGAATGCTTTTGTCCTCCTGAAGGTCTTGTGCTTGATCCTTTTAATGGAAGTGGGACAACTACTCTTGCAGCAAAATCTCTAGGTAGAAATTACATTGGCATTGATGTCTCTGAGGACTATAATAAGATTGCGATTCAAAGATTAGAGGTTGAAACTATCTACCGTAAATTTCCTGTAGTGGAATCCGAATATGATATTTTTAACATCGGAACCTAAATAAATGTGGTTGCCTTCGGGGACCATACAATCAAAACTCGCTTTTAAAGGAGAATCACAATGCCTGATATCATGAAGTATAACGCAGCCAACATTAATCAACTGTTGGAGCGTATTCATAAGAATAGTATTGGAATGGAAGATTACTTTGATAGGATCTTTGCTCTACATGAGACCAGTTCAAACTATCCACCATACAATCTGATTGCAGTAGATCATGTTACATCTCAACTGGAGATCGCACTAGCAGGATTTAAAACAAAGGAAGTAAATGTCTACACACAAGATGGTAAACTCTTTATCGAAGGTCAGAAAGAAGATAAGGAGGAAAAAATCGACTACATGTTCAAGGGTTTGGCTCAACGGAGTTTTACACGTTCCTGGACACTTAGCGAAGACACGGAAGTTGGATCAGTTTTATTTGAAAATGGGCTTCTGACGATTACGTTAAAGAAAATTGTCCCAGAAGCACATAAGAGAAAAGATTATCTTTGATCTATGAAAAACCTTTCAGATTATGTAAAAGTTTACGATAATGTGCTTCCAAAAAGCATGTGTGAATACATCATTCGAAGATTTGAATTGAGTGATAAGAAAGAAGAAGGGATTCCTGGAACTCCATAAATAAAACTGAATATCGTCGTCGCTGAGGGGCAACTGGCAAAATCCAGTTGACGCCCCTCATTTTTCTTGGTATAATTTTGAGAGGCACTGAGGCACCATGGCAATTAAAATACTGTTGCTCAAGTCAGGAGAGAACCTGATCGCAGATGTTAAAGATAGATTGGTCGATGGGCAGTTTCGCGCATATCGATTAAAAGATCCCCGTATCATTATTGAAACTGATTCGGAAGTAGAGTTTTTAACTGAAGAACCGGAAGAGCAAACAGAGAAGTCAACTATTGATATCTCTCTTGCTCCTTGGTGTTTGCTCAGTGATGATCAAGAGATAGATATAAATCCAGATTGGGTTGTTTACATGGCGAATCCAATTTCTGATATTCTAGACCTATACGTTAATCCACA